GGCTTCCGCAACGCACACGTACACATAAAGGGGGTGTGGTAAATGGTTAAAGCCGGGGGCAAACCTTCAATAAGTGCCCAAAAATCAGAAGCCACCAAAACCGTCAAAAAAGTGACGAAAAAAGCCGCCAAAACAACGAAAAAGGCAACGGCTTCTACGAAAAAGACGGGGACAACCGCCAAGAAGGCAGTTAAAACCGCCGCAAAGACAAGCAGAAAAGAACCCGTTTCTGATGAGGCAAGAAGAAAACGCCTGATCAAGAACGAGACAAGGCGCTTGGCCGAGACATTTAAGGATGTACCAAGCGAAAAGAAGCGCCTGGTTAAGGCTACGATCGATGATGCAGCGTTTTTGAGCATATCGATGCAGGAACTGAGAGACCAGATCAACCGGGAAGGCATGGAGATAGAATACCAGAACGGTGCAAACCAATGGGGGACCAAACAGAGCCCGGCGGTACTCTCTTACTTGCAGATGTCACAGAAATTGGCAGCTGCTATGAAAATCTTGCTTGACTGTCAACCAAAGGCGGAAGTTAAAGAGACTGAAGACAAGTTTGATGACTTCGTAGTTATGCGAGGTGATGACTAAATGGTCAGATATCCGGATAACTACAATCCGATAAAAACATACTGGGAGCGCATCTGTGACGGGCGGGAGATCGTAAGCAACAAGGTACGCCGCACATATCAGATGGTTATGGAAGAACTACTTGAGCATCCCGGTGAATACCATTATAGCCCGCAGCGGGCAAAGCACGTTATAGAGTTCTTTGAAAGTTACTGCCATCACTCACAAGGCAAAGCCGGAGGCCAGCTCGTTGTGCTGGAACTCTGGGAAAAGGCAATGCTGGCTACTGTGTTCGGATTTATCGACAAGAACGGCCTGCGAAAGTACAGAAGAGCAGTGCTGATAGTTGGGAAGAAGAACGGCAAGAGCCTCATAGCTTCAGGAGTAGGCAATTATATGCTGATCGGAGACGGAGAGGCGGGCCCGCAGATCTATTCTGTGGCAACGACAAGAGACCAGGCAAGGATCATCTGGAAAGAGGCCAAGCGCATGGTCAATAAGTCTCCGGCACTCCGCAAAAGGATCAAGCCGCTTGTGGCTGAGCTATCCAGCGAAGCATATAATGCCGGAACCTTCAAACCGCTTGCAAGTGATACCAACACCTTGGATGGACTTAACATCCACTGTGCACTGATGGACGAGATCCACCAGTGGAAGAACGGCAGGGCATTATATGACATCATTGCGGATGGTGTAGTAGCAAGAGAGCAGCCGCTGATATTTATAACAAGTACAGCGGGAACCGTTCGGGATGACATCTATGATGAGATCTATGACGAATGCGAGCGCATAGTTAACGGCTATGATGATCCGAACGGATACAAAGACGAAAGAACCATAGCTTTTGTATATGAGCTTGATAAAAGGGCCGAGTGGACAGATGAGAAGTGCTGGAAAAAGGCTAACCCGGGACTTGGCACCATAAAGAACCTTGAAACACTAAGACATGAAGTCGAGAAGGCAAAGCAAGATCCGCTGCTTGTTAAGAACCTCGTGTGCAAGCAATTCAACATACGCGAGACATCAAGCGAAGCGTGGCTGACATTTGAACAGCTGGATAACAGAGAACTGTTTGATATAGCAAAGCTTAAGCCACGCTACGGTATAGCCGGAGCGGACTTATCATCCAGCGTGGACCTGACCTGTGCAACGCTGATATTCCAGGTACGGAACGATGAACGCATATACGTGGAGCAGATGTACTGGATACCGGAAGACAACCTTGAGAAGCGCATACATGAGGATAAGATCCCGTATGATATCTGGATAGATCAGGGCTTCTGCAGGACATCTCCGGGAAACAAGATCGATTACCGCCTGCTGGTTGAGTGGTTTAAGCAGATGCAGGACGAGAAAGATATATACATATGGCGCGGCGGGTATGACTCATGGAGCGCCAAGTACTTCATAGATGACATGGATAACGCTTTTGGGAAGGGCGTGATGGAGCCTGTTATCCAAGGCAAGAAGACATTGAGCGCACCCATGAAGAACTTGGGTGCAGACCTTACCAAGAAGCTGATCGTATATAACAACAATCCCATCCTGAAGTGGTGCTTGACGAATACAAGCGTGGATGTGGATAAGAACGACAACATACAGCCTGCAAAGGTGAACATAGGCCGAAACACCCGAAGGATAGACGGTGTGGCATCTCTACTGGATGCATATGTAGTCAGAGACAGATACCTGGAAGAGTACCGGACTCTGTGCTAAAAATGCACCGGTGCAAGGTGAAGAACAATGGGTTTATTTAACAAAAAGACAAAAGAACCAAAGACCGTTTACAAAATGATCACAGACAAAGGCAATGGCTTCTATGCATGGGACGGTAAGTTATACCGGTCTGATATAGTCCGGGCCTGCATCAAACCGAGGACTAAAGCCATAGGAAAATGCGTGGCAAAACATGTCCGCACAACAATGGTGGAGACTGAAAACGGACTGCAGAAGAAGATAGAGATAAACCCGCTGGTTAATATCCGCTTCTTACTTGAAGAGCCTAACCAGTACATGACCGGACAGATGCTGCAGGAGAAGGTAGCTAACCAGCTCTCACTGAACGGTAATGCATTTATATACATCCTCAGGGATGGAAACGGAGTGCCGGTAGGCCTGTATCCTCTTCCGGTGGCATCCATCGAGACAAAGTATAACGAATACGGCGATCTCTTCCTGAAGTGTTACTTTGATAACGGCAGAGTAGATACATTCAGCTACGATGACATCATACACATCAGGGATGACTTTTACAGTAATGATCTGTTTGGGGACAGCCCGCAGGAAGCACTGACAGGCGTTATGGATACCGTTAACATGTCAGATCAGGGCATGAAGAATGCAATTAAGAACAGCGGCATAGTACGCTGGCTTTTGAAATTCACATCATCCATGAGGCCGGAAGACATCAAGAAGAATGCGCAGCGGTTCGCTGATGACTACCTGGGGATAGAACAGAACGGTAGCATAGGCGTGGCAGCAGTTGATACAAAGGCTGATGCTAAACAGGTAGAGCCGCATGACTATGTGCCGAATGCGGCACAGACATCAGGACAGGTGAACCGCATATACGCATACTTCAATACGAATGAGAAGATAGTGCACTCTACGTATACGGAAGACGAGTGGATCTCATACTACGAACAGGCCGTAGAGCCGATAGCCGCGCAGATGGCAAGAGAATACAGCCGCAAGCTCTTCTCCCGCCTTGAACGCAGCCGGGGAAATCAGATCGTATTTGAGTCGAGTGCGCTAACCTTTGCCAGCATGAAGTCAAAATTGGAGCTGGTGCAGTTCGTAGACCGTGCAATCATGACTCCGAACGAGGTAAGAGGCTACTTGAATCTCGTGCCGATAGAGGGCGGAGATCAGGCACTTCTGAGAAAAGATACCGGAAGGATCGGAGACGAGGAAACCAGCGAAGAAAGCACTACGAGCGAGAATAACGAAACAAAAAACGCAGATAAAATGGGGACTACAGCAAGCAGAAAAACCGCAAAGCCTTAATTCTACCCCGTGGAGGTAAAACATGAAAGAAATAACAATGAACGGCGCTATAGTGTCGAATGACGATAAGTTCATATACGACTGGCTGGAGATTGAGGCTGTATGTCCCAAGGATATAACCAATGCCCTGAAGGATGCAGAAGGTGATGAAGTCACCCTGCTTGTAAACTCCAGCGGCGGTGATGTACACGCGGGCAATGAGATTTACAGCGCCCTGAAGCGCTATGAAGGCAAGACCATAGCAGAGATCACCGGCTTTGCTGCAAGTGCAGCAACCATCATATGCTGCGGAGCGGATGTGGTAAGAGCAAACCCCGGCATACAGTATATGATCCACAATGTATCCACATACCAAGGCGGAGATCATAGGGATATGGAGAGCATGGCAGAAGTGCTCCGCACCGCTGATAAGAGTATAGCGAACATCTACCACCAGAAGACCGGACTTGATGAAGGTACCCTCCTGGAGCTGATGGGCTCCGGAGCGAACAACATAGGAAAGTGGATGGACGCAAACGAGGCCAAGAAGTGGGGCTTTGTAGATGAAATCATAGGAGACAACGGCAGCCTTGCGCAGCCGATCTCAATATACAATCACTTCGGCACAGTACTCAGTGACGAGGTGAAAGCAAAGATCAGGCGGGAGATCGAAGAAAACCGCCAAAGAGCAAAAGCAAGGCTGAACTTGCTAAGATTAAAAGGAGGTAGCAAATAATGAACCACGAAGAGTACATGTTACAGAGAGACGAGCTTCTGGCAGCAGCTGAAAGTGCACTCGAAGCAAACGACAACGAGTCCTACAAGGCAAGATGTAAAGATGTAGAGGATCTTGATGCAAAGTTTGACCAGATGGCTCAGGCAAAGGCAGAGATCAACGCACTCAGAGGCGCTGCAAAAGCTCCCGCAGCCATTGCACCTGAAGGAAACTTCAAGATGAGCAATGACGAGGACAAAGAGCTTGAGTACCGCAAGAGCTTCATGAACTACATCATGAAGGGCGCTCCGCTCACAAACACACCTGCACAGACCACCACAGGCGAAGTAGGTGCAGTGATCCCCAGAACCGTAGTTAACAAGATAGTTGAGAAGATGGAGAAAGTAGGAAACATCCTCAACCTTGTAACCCGCACTTATTATAAGGGCGGCGTAGTAGTTCCCACATCATCTGCAAAGCCCACAGCAGCATGGGTAGCAGAGCGCGGAACAACTGAAACACAGGAGAAGGTAGTCAGCTCCGTAACCTTCGCTTACAACAAGCTGAAGGTGCAGGTGGCTGTATCCCTCGAAGTTGATGTAGTTACTCTTGATATCTTTGAGAGGACCATTGTAGAGCAGGTAAGCCAGGCTATGGCTCGTGCTCTTGATGCAGCTATCATCAACGGACGCGGAACATCCACATATCATGAGCCCGAAGGTATCATCCTGTCCTCTAACCTGGTATCAGGTCAGAACGTAGATATAACCGAGGGTAACGCATTCACATATAGCGACCTGATCGGTGTAGAAGCACTCCTGCCTGAAGGCTATGATGACGCTATCTATGTGATGAACAAGAAGACCTTTGTATCTCAGGTGCTGGGCATGGTAGATGAGCAGGGCCAGCCCATTGCAAGAGTGGACAGCGGTATCGATGGCAAGCCTGCATACACACTGTTCGGACGTAAGGTAGAGTTTACATCTGCACTTCCGGCATATGTAGGCGGCAGCGTAGCAGCTGATACCATCGTAGGCTTCCTGTTCAGGATGGAAGACTACATGCTGAACACCAACCTTCAGCCCACAATCAGCAAGTACACTGATCAGGCAACTGATGACGAGATCACAAAGTGCATCATGCTGGCAGATGGCAAGGTAGTTGATAATAACTCACTTGTCACAATAACAGTAAAAAACTCGTAAGCGCTGATACTAATAAGGACGGCCACTACTCAGCCGAGGAGCTGGCCGCCCTGAGTGTGAAGCAGATCAAGATGCTGGCCGAGCAGCTTGAATACAGTATCAGCGGAACCACTAAGGCAGAACTGATAACGAGCTTTTTAAGCGCACAGAGCGCCGATGAATCCTCAGATGAAGCCGGAGCGGACACTGACGAGAATGGCGAGTATTCACAGGAAGAACTTGAAGCACTTACGATCTATGAGATCAAAGAGCTTGCGGTGAGCCTTGGATACACCATAACCGGCAACACGAAGGCGAAACTTATAGAGAGCTTCCTGGAGGCACAGGCGGCAGGTTAACGGAGGTAGAGCATGACACCAGAGCAGATGCTAACAAAAATAAAAGAATCAATGAGAATCCGGCATACTGCACTGGATGCGACACTGACGGATGATATCAAGGCGGGGGCGCTTGAGCTTAAGCGCGCGGGCGTCTCCGTTTATGATGATGAAGACCTGATACGTGATGATGAGCTCATAATAAATGCCATAAGGTACTTTGTTATGGCAGCAGAAGATTATAACGGCAAAGCGGCACAGTATACGCTGGCTTTTGAAAAGCTGAGAAATGCACTGAGCATGAGCACAGGTTATAAGGCGGTAAGTAACGATGAGGGATGATCTTATAACATTTATCACCAAGACAGAAGAAGTACTCAATGAGAACGGCTTCCCGGTAAGTGGTATGGACATCCGCACAGAGAAGTTTGCGAGGATAAAGAGCGTAAAAGCATCTGAGTTCTACCAGGCATACTCCGCTGGCTTAACCCTGTCATACATATTCTGTGTTGATCCGGATGACTGGAAGGATGCGTATGCTGAAGTAGAGGGGCGGGCAGTAGCTCCCTGGGCGGTTGAGTATGAAGGCACGGTCTACAAGATAGTGCGTACATATAAGACTGATATGGGAGAGATAGAGCTGACTGTAAAGGTGGCAAGCCATGAAGATGGAATTTGAATTTGAGGGTATATCAGATTTACTTCCGGATATCGATGAAGTGGGCATAGCCATGGCAGAGGCAGCAGGCCCCATACTTGTAGCTGAGACCAAGAAGGGAGTCGAAGGCGTAGTTAAGCATGAGGGAGAGTCAGAGCTGGTAAACTCCGTGACGATGAGCAAGGCTCGCAAGGGCAAATACGGTGACTATATCGTAAGCGCATACTTCAAGGGCCAGTCTCAAACCAAGACATACCACCACAGCAGGACAGGCAGAGGCAGATACAAAGTATCAAACTCGCTGAAGGCTGTATGGAAAGAATATGGGATACCGTCAAGAGGAATACCGGCACAGCCTTTTATGGATAAGGTCAAAGACTCAGCCGAAGCCAAGGCCATCGACAAGATGCAGGATGTATTTGATGAGAAGGTGAAAACATGAACATAAACCCGAAAATGACTCGTATAGGGAACGTGATGGGCTATCCGTGCAGACAGGATCTATATGATGGCAAGGCCGAGAAGTTCATAGTTTACACCTATACCAATGAGCAGGCCGCCTACTATGCAGACGATGACGAAGCGGAAATAACGGTAACGCTTCAGGTCCAGCTCATAACCCCGCGCAATTATGATTACTTTGCCGATAAGTCAAGACTTAAAGCGGCCCTTAAAGCGGAGGGGTTTACCGTTGTAAATATAGAGTCCTGGCTGGATGATCCGGCAGCAGGAACAGACTATGCAAGGCGTGTAATATTCTCCTGTGAGTACACAGGAGCAGACAACTAAAAGGAGGAACTAAAAAATGGCATATTTTGGTTTATCAAACCCCTATATGGCAAAGCTTGATCCCGAGAACGAGACCTACAGTGACGGCTTCAAGTGCGGTAAAGCTATAAGCACAAGCGTAACTCCGAACTACTCAAGCGCTTCTCTGTATGCAGACAATGCAGAGGCAGAGCGTGTTGATGAGTTCGTATCCGCTGCAGTAGAGGTGGGCGTTGATCGTCTCCCTGCAGAGGCAGCTTCGATAGTGTTTGGCCATACAGTGGATGCAACTACCGGAGAAGTTATCCACAAAGGTAACGACTCATCGAACTATGTAGGCTACGGCTTCTGGGTAGCAAACATGGAAGACGGCGCTAAGAAGTATCAGGGCGTTGTGCTTCATAAGGTTAAGTTTTCAGAGGGCCAGGAGAGCTTCCAGACCAAGGGCGAGAACATCACTTTTGCAACACCTTCACTTACAGGCTCTGCAACGGTGCTCTCTAACGACAAGTGGAAGAGCGTATCCTCAAAGTTCCCTACTCTTGAGCAGGCTAATGCTTGGATCAAGACACAGCTTAACATGGAGCTCTCATATGTGGCTGTAACACCTCAGACAGGTGACAACCCTAAAGCTAACGGCTGGTATGAAAGATCAGGATCTGATCCTGACTACACATACACACTGACCACAGATACAACTGTGCAGGACGGAAAGACATACTACGCTGCAACGTGATCCATACCTGATCCAACCTTATCCCCGGGGCTTTATGTCCCGGGGAAACCCAAAAAGGAGAAAACATGAAGCCGATTAAGATAAAAATAGGAGATAAGGATGTCCCGATACGCATTGACTATGAAGTCATAGATGCGATTGAAGAAGAATATGAAACCCTTGAAAAGTTCCAGATGGCGCTATTAGGGTTTGACTGGAAGAGAAACGAAGACGGCACGTTTGACTATGATGATGAAGGCAGACCACAACCGATAGTAACGAGACCGTCAATAAAAGCGCTTAAGCTCATATTACCGCTGATGGTAAACGAGGGCCTAAGATACGAAGCTAAAAAGAATAACACAGAATATGAACCCATGGATGATGATCTGATCATCATGGAGTGTGAAATAGATAGAAACTATCTCATAAGCATCATACAGAATGAGATAGCGAGGTGCCAAAGAATAAAAAAACCTATCCCAGGCGAAAATGGGAAGAGCAGAAGGCAGTAGACTTTGCCTGGGTGAAGGTGGCGGGCCTTCAAATGGGACTAACCCTTGAAGATATAGGCTTTATGTATATAGGGGAGTTCCGGGACATGATTGAAGAGTATAAGAAGTGGCACAACATGCGGATCAAGAAGCAGATATTTGCAAAGGATGATCTGGGTGAGGTGGCAGATCCTAACGAGGTGCTGAAGTAATGGCGAAAAAAGGACAGATAAAAGCAACTATAGCCATCGGCGGAGCTGATGAGTATAAGAAAGCCATAAAGGATATCGCGATAGCAGAAAAAGAACTGCAGAGCGAAATGAAAAAGACTGCGGCACAGTTCAAAGGTGAAGAGAAGACCACCGAAGCGCTGGCAAAGAAGAAGGAAGTACTTGCAAAGCAGATAGAACTTCAGAACCGTAAGATGGAAGAGCAGCGCAAGATGGTCACATCTTCGCTTGAAGCACAGAATAAGTATGCCACCAACACGGCTAAGCTGGAGAAGATCCTTGAAGATGTCAAGAACAGCACCGGAGAGCTCACCGAAGAGCAGAAGGCAGCAGCCAAGGAGATGGGCTTCCATGTCGAGACCGTAGAAGACCTTGAAAAGGCACTTAAGGCATCTAACGAGCAGTATGACGCTGCAGGCAGATCTGTTAAGACATACCAGACCAAAGTTAACGAGACAGAGACAGAACTCATAGGGTTAAACCATGAGCTTGCATCAGTAGACAAGAACCTTGAAGGCGTTACGGAAGAAGCAGATAATGGTGCAAAAGGCATCCAGGAAGTAGGAGACTCTGCAGAGAAGAGCAGTGAAGGCCTGCTTAAGATGGGCGACATCATCAAGGCAAATGTTATATCAGGCGCTGTGCTCTCTGGTATTAAACAGCTTGCACAGGGTATAGCAGACATATCAAAGGCAGCTATAAGCACCGGCGCAGAGTTTGAAGCTTCCATGAGCCAGGTAGCAGCCACCATGGGAATGAGCACCGATGAGATCCGCAGCGGATCAGAGGCATATAAGACACTGGAAGAAGCGGCAAGGAAGAGCGGAGAAACTACGATGTACTCCGCAACAGAGGCAGGAGAAGCCCTCAACTATCTCGCACTTGCGGGATACGATGCGGCAAAAGCTGCAGAGACACTTCCGAAGGTGCTTGATCTGGCAGCAGCCGGTGGTATGGACCTTGCTACAGCATCAGACCTTGTGACAGATGCAATGGCAGCACTGGGTATGGAGACCAGCGAGCTGGACACCTACATAGATGAGATGGCAAAGACGGCGCAGAAGTCAAATACATCTGTGCAGCAGCTGGGCGAAGCAACCCTTGTAACAGCCGGAATAGCAAAGACAACAGGAGTAAGCCTTGAGGATCTGAATACAGCTCTGGGCGTACTTGCAAATAATGGTATCAAAGGCGCTGAAGGCGGTACACACCTTCGCAACGTGCTTATATCACTGTCAGCACCTACGGACACGGCAGCAGCAAAGCTGAAAGAACTCGGCATAGAGACAGAAGACGATGCCGGGAACATGAGAGACCTTGAGAGCATACTGATAGACCTTAACGGCGCTCTGTCTGATATGGGAAGTGCTGAGAAGGCACAGGCCATAAGGACCATCTTCAATAAAACCGATATAGCGGCAGTCAATGCCCTTCTTAAATCCACCACAGGAGAATATTCGGGCCTTCGCTCAGAGATAGAGAAGTCAGCAGGCGCGGCTTCCACCATGGCAAAGACCATGAACGATAACCTGAAGGGACAGGTGACGATCCTTAAGTCTAACCTGGAAGCCCTCGGCATATCGGCTTCTAAAGTATTCGATGAAGATCTGAAGAACGGAGTATCAGAAGCATCAAGAGCGGTACAGAGGCTCAATGAGTCTGTATCCAGCGGAAGCATGCACACTTCTCTGAGCAAGTTATCATCTGCCATGGGTGAGTTTATATCAAAGCTGGCAAATGCTGCTGACGATGTACTCCCGAAGGTGATAGATGCTGCAGCATGGTGCATAGATAACTTTGATCTGATAGCAAGCGGAATAGCCGGAATAGCAGCGGCAAATGTGACCATGGGTACAGTAGTGCCTATGATAACCGCTGTAAACGGTGCATGGAAAGCATACAAGACCACTACAGAAGGCGCTACAGTAGCACAGTTCCTTCTGAACACTGCTATGAAAGATAACCCTGCCGGACTATTGATAACGGCAATAACAGCAATAGTTGCCGCCATAGGCACATATGTAGCCATAAATAAGGCAGCAGTGGAAGAGACCGCGAAGCTGTCAGATGAAGAGCAGGAGATAGCAAACAGCCTCAAGTCTGTAAAGGAAACCACAGAACAGGCAGCTACAGCCCGCGCAAATGACCGCGCAGCTATGGAAACGCAGAAGAACATGGTCAAACAGCTTAAGGATGAGCTGACGGGCTATGTGGATGCAAATGGCAAGGTATTAGAGTCAAATGACAGGGTAAAGACTATAGTAGGCCAGCTGAATGAGCTGGTGCCCGGCCTTGCCCTTTACTATGACGAGGCTTCCGAGTCTATAAGTATGACTACGGAGGAGCTTGAAAAGAATACAGAAGCCCTCTGGAAACAGGCCGAGGCACAGGCTATCCAGGAGCAGATGACAGATATAATGAAGCGCCGCATAGAGGTGCAGACTGAACTGACAAAGCAGGAGGGAGCATATTCTGATGCTATAGCCAAAGTCAGCGAAGAATCGAAGAAGCTGGCTGACCTTAAAGCCGGGGCAGATGCGGCATGGGAAGAAGACGATATCGAGACATACGGAAGGCTAAAGCAGGCCTATGATGAGCAGAAGCAGACCGTATTAGATCTCCAAAAAGCTTATATGGATATAGTCGATCCATACCATGCCCTGCAGGGAGAGCTTCAGGAGCTTGATGAGGAGGAGAGGATACTGACAGAAAGCCTCGGAGCAAGCAAAGATGCTCTTGAAGAGAGCGGAGATGCTGCAGACGGGTACGCTGATGCATTATCCGGGGCAGCAGGTGAGATAGAAGATACATGGTCAAAGATGCATGATGATGTTGTCTCATCCATACAGGGACAGATCAACATCTTTGACGAATACCAGAAGGCTACAGCGCATACTAAAGATGAAGTACTTAAGAATATGCGCGAGCAGGTACAGGGCATAGAGGACTGGTCAAAGAATATCCAGGAACTCTCAAAGAAGGGAATCAGCGAGGGACTTCTGCAGGAACTGGCAAAGATGGGACCAGAAGGCGCAGGATATGTGGCGGCCTTCAAGAGCATGAGCGCAGACGAACTGGCAGAAGCATCAAAGCTGTTTGAGGACTCCCTTGTACTTCCCGAGACTACCCTGACAGCTGTAGAAAACAGCTATAAAGAAGCGGGGCAGGCCGCGTATACGGGCTACATCGAAGAGATGGAGAAAAACAAAGCCGAAGCACAGCATGAGCTTTTTGAGCACTTCAAAGAGGTAACGCAGAGCGTACCTGAAGGAGCTGCAGAGGGTATCAAAGATAAGACAGATGTAGCAGAGGATGCTGTAGAGGATATGGCAGACTCCACAGAGAAGGCACTAAAGGAGAAGCTTCAGATCCACAGCCCGAGCGTAGTATTTGAGAAGCTGGGCTATGCTATCCCGGAGGGGCTTGCCAAGGGCGTAACATCGAAGAAGGATGAAGTGGATAAAGCCATCAAGGATATAGCGGATAACGTGACAAAGACCATGGAAACAGCCATGCATCCGGATATCTTCCAGAAGCTCGGAGCAGCTGTAGGCGATGGCCTCATCAAAGGTATTCTTGCAAAGATCCCGGAAGTGACAAAAGCAGCACAGGATATGGCAAAGGCAGCAGAGACCGGAACGAAGGAACAGCTCAAGATACAAAGCCCTTCAAAAGTGTTCGAGGAGCTGGGCGAGTTCACAGGCCAGGGATTCATGGGCGGCTTTGAAGAATCCATGATGGACTTAACAAACGTATTAAACAGCATGATGCCTACTGCGGAAGATCTGCAGACTTCAAGCGTGACACAGACCAGTAATATAACCAATAACTTTACTATTAACGGAGCAGAGGGGCAGGATGTGACCGAGATAGCACAGGCTGTACAAGATATCCTCAATGATCAGTGGGACAGTGAAAGGGTGGTATTTGCATGAGACACTTTTTAACATATGCCGGGAAACCGTCAACGGACTTCGGGATATATATAAGCGGAGCAGGTACCTTTGATGCACCTGAAAGAGACACAAAGAGCATAAGCATACCTGGAAGGAACGGCGAACTGACCATAGATAACGGCCGGTATAAGAATATAAGAGTAGAGTATCCCATAGGATATGCAAGGAACTTCAAGATAGAGGCCGAGGCTATAAGGAACTTCTTTTTGAGCTTTAGAGGATATCAGAGGCTGGAAGATACATACCATCCGGATGAGTACAGACTTGCAAGATATACCGGAAACTTCTTAAGCGGCTCTACAAAAGGCATGAGCGCCGGTATCACCAAGCTTGCATTTGACTGCATGCCACAGAGATACCTTAAAAATGGCGAAGAGCCTATAACATTGAATGCGAGAGGAACCATATATAACCCTACCATCATGGAGGCCAAGCCGCTCCTGTATGTGACAGGCAGAGGTACACTGACCATCAACAACATCCGCCTTACAATAGGGACATCACCTATGTACATTGATTGTGAGCTCCAGGAGGCCTATTACAACGGCACAAGCCTTAACGGCCAGCTTACGCTTAATGACGGAGTGTTCCCGAGCTTGATACCCGGAGACAATCTGATCATACCGACAGGAAGTCTGACAGTTACCCCGAGATGGTGGAAATTATAAAAAATGCACCGGTGCAAGGATGAGACATGATACCCATATTATTTGATAAAACAACCACATCATTTAATAACAATGGCAGGGGCAGGCTGTCAGATGCCATCTCATGTATCGTTACAGAAGAGCGTAACGGTGCTTTTGAACTGGCTATGGAGTACTCCGAAGGCGGTATACATGCTGATGAGCTGGAGACAGACAGGATAATCCTTGCCAAGCCTGCGGCATACATGACTGATCAGCCTTTCCGTATCTATAAGATTACTAAGCCCTTAAGTGGCAAGTTTAAGGTGATGGCAAGGCATATATCTTATGATCTGGCATATGTAAGCGTTATGCCCTTTGCTCCGCAAGGGAGTGCGGCTAATGCTCTGGCATATATGTTTGCGAATGCCGAGAACATAGGAAACTTCCAGCGCGGTACGGTAACAGTATCCACAAGCGGAACCTTCAGAGCAGATGCGCCTGCATCTTTCAGGAATATGATGGGCGGCAAAGAGGGGAGCATCCTTGATGTGTTTGGCGGTGAGATACTGTGGAACGGCTTTACGGTCAATCTGCTTGCCAACAGGGGAACCGACAGAGGCCTTACCCTCAGATACGGCAAAAATATAAGTGATATCTCACAGGAAAAGGATATTGACTATACCGTTACCGGAATAACGCCGTATTTTAAGACGGCAAATGATGAGATACTTACTCTCCCGGAAAAGAGCGTATATAAGCAGGGTGTCAGCTATCAGACACCGACAAGAACGAGAGTGCTTGACTGTGCATCATATGTGGATGAGGATGCCATAAGAGAAGCACATCCAACAGAGACAGAAGCGCAGATCAAGGCAAGACTGGTAGCAGCTATGAGAGCAGCGGCACAGGCCTACGCTAATGCAAACCTGTCCGGAGTTCCTGATGCGACCATATCAGTATCTTTTGTGGACTTGGGATCTACAGAGGAATACAAGGACCAGCGGGCATTATTTGCGCAAGCAGGCCTCTGTGACACCGTAAAAGTATATTATGAACGGCTCGGGATCGAGACCACGGCCAAGATCATAAAGACGGAATATAACACACTGCTTGAACGCTTCGAGAAGCTGACCGTAGGAAAGCCGAAGAGCAACCTTGCAGGAAGTCTTAAAGGCATACAGGATAGCATAACAAAGGCTGCAAATGATGCATCATCAAAGATATCAGCAGTCAAAGAGGCAACAGACCAGTACACAGATAAGAGCATAGCACAGGGAATAGCAGAGGCTGAAGCTCATGCAGATGAAGTAGCGGCTGATGTGGCAAACCAGGCAGCACAGAACCTTGTAAACGCAGAGACAAGGATCAATAGCCAGATGAAGAACACCATAGGCGGCTATGTAACTCTTCACAGGGACGACAACGGCAATATATTCGAGATACTTATAACGGATCATCCGAACTATCTGCAGGCCACCAAGGTATGGAGATGGAACCAGGGCGGCCTTGCATACTCCAGCACCGGATATAATGGCACATACTCAGAGGCGGCTATAACAGCAGATGGAACCATAAGCGGTAAGTTCATTGTTGCAAATACTCTGAACGGACAGGCTATCATAGCGGGCACACTGGATGCAGGAAAGATCACCACGGGAACACTCAGCGCAGCGCTGATCAAGGCGGGAGTTCTTGCAGATAAAGCGGGCAAGAACAGTATCAATATGACTACAGGCCAGTTTTCTCTTGCAAATGGGAACTTCTACTACTCAAACGGATCATATATAGAGCTGGCAAATAACTTTAGCTTGAAACTGGGCGGGATTCCGCTTGCTGGAGATTACAAATATTATGATCCGGGAAGTCCCGGGTCAACAAGATGGTATCAGGATGTGATGAGCTGGAGCGGCGGAGGCTCGGAAGGTAAATATGCATATGTTTGTATGACCATTATGCCATACATGGTAATTCTCGAAGGTGGAATCAAACTGAATGCAAGAAAAAAGCTTGATTCAGGTATGTTAGTAAGCGGAATACCTAATATAGCACCATATACGAATACAAGGTACTATTTTGCGGCGTTTCGGAATAAGGGCGGAGATGAAATGCCTGCAAAAAAAATGTCATTGATGGGGGATGCGGGATATAACACTACAGATATATCACTTGAGGAATCATTCGGTGGAACAGAGCATACAGCTGTATATGAGTATCATTATTTTTATGTATATTCCAGATCAGCTTCATGGAGTTAAGCCTGTATTCAGATTATGAAGTAAAGGAGGCATAGATGATAACACAGTCAACAAAACTCAACCTCATACCTGGTGGAATCCCTGAGGTGATCAAGGTATCGCAGTATGATGCCGGGAGCCGTACCATAAGCTTCCAGCTTTATAATGGCACGACACCCTTCACTTCAGCAGGCCTCTCCGCTCAGATACGAGGGACAAAGCCGGACAAGCACGGCTTTGCTTATGATGCTACCTACAGCGCAGGTGTAGTTAGCTTTGCAGTAAGAGATCAGATGACTGCTGTAGCAGGATCTGTAGACTGCGAGATAGTGCTTATAAGTGGTCAGGAAGTCTTAGGTACGGCGAACTTCACTCTGGAAGTCGAGAGAGCGGCCCTCAATGATGATACGGATATCTCTGATACAGAGCTTCCGGCCATCATAGATCTTGCAAGATCGAATGCAGAAGCAGCAGCGGCAAGTGCACAGGATGCGGCAGGAAGTGCTACGGCAGCAGCTGCATCAGAAACAAATGCGGCAAGCAGTGCAAGTACCGCATCATCAGCGGCTACGGCGGCGGCATCTTCGGAAACGAACGCGGCCAACAGTGCGACCACGGCAACAACAGCGGCATCTACTGCTACGACAAAGGCGGGAGAAGCTGCAACAAGCGCCACGGCGGCAGCAGGCTCTGCAACTACGGCAAGCACCAAGGCGGGTGAAGCATCCACAAGCGCGACAAATGCAGCATCATCAGCCACAGCAGCGGCAGGCAGTGCAACCACAGCCAGCACCAAAGCGAGCGAAGCATCCACAAGTGCTACAAATGCGGCAGGTAGCGCAACCACAGCAAGCACTAAAGCGGATGAGGCGGCTACATCGGCCACAGCAGCGGCAGGCAGTGCAACCACAGCCACAACAAAAGCAGGTGAAGCATCCACAAGCGCTACAAATGCGGCAGGTAGTGCTACAACGGCCAGCACAAAGGCGGGGGAGGCTTCTACATCAGCAACGGCAGCAGCTGGATCAGCAACAGCTGCAGAGGGAAGTGCTGAAGATTCTGAGGCATGGGCTGTAGGTACAAAAGGTGGCACAGCAGTACCGACCACTGATCCACAGTATAACAATAATGCAAAATACTGGGCAGCACAGGCACAGTCTGCAGCCGTGGGCGGATATTATTACAAAGGAGCTATAACCTTTGCAGCAATACCCACCACCGGCATGGTCAATGGTGACATGTATAACGTGCTTGAAGCATTCACTACGGATAACCGCTTTGTGGAAGGCTCCGGCAAGTACTGCGAGCGCGGCACCAATATAGTATGGGATGGTGACAATAACCTGTGGGATATAGCAGGAGCTATAGGCGGCATGCAGAGTTTTAACGGACGTCACGGTGATGTTACACCACAGGCTAATGACTACACAGCCCAGCAGATTAAGTACGGAAGCAACAGCACAGTAGATGAAGAGCTCATGAACAAGCAGCCCATGGTGCTGAACACTCCGCTTGATATAGGCGGAGCATCAAGGAAAACTGTAGAGAGTGCGCTGGGGGCTCTTAATGACTCCAAAGCCACCTCGGCATCACTTGGATCAGCTGCATGGAAAAATGTCCCTGCCAGCGGAAATGCTGGGTCAAGCGAAGTTGTTATGGGAAATGACACAAGACTTTCAGATGCAAGACCCGCAAGCGATGTACCCGCTTGGGCGAAAGCATCAAGCAAACCGTCATATACAGCATCTGAAGTAGGAGCACTTGCGGATACTACAAAGTATGCGGGTTCGGCTTCGGCAGGTGGGGCAGCCAACAGCGTAGCCAATTCATTGAACCTTGTGGATAATAACAGAACAGTGGCATTCAACGGGGCAAACAGCCGTACGCTGGCATTTAGGTATATGGTAAAGACTATCAGTGCCAGCAACTGGAGCGCTACGGTAGATTCAAGTGGATATTATGAAAATTATGTGTCTATAGACCAGATAAACCCGTTTGCATTCCGGCCTATTATAGCTCCGTATGATCAAACATCAGCACAAGCAGCAGCATATAACCTGTGTGATGAATTTTATTTTGCTGATTCTAACACAGTCTCTACCATGATTGTGAGGGCAAAAACCAAACCCACAACAGATTTTAAGGTATCTGTTACGGGCATATATTTTGGATGAGACAAAAGTAAACATAAAACGAACATTTTATTGGATAAAGTGAGGTGAGATTATGGCAAACGGTATAATAATACCGAGTTATGATTATGAGAGTGTAACACTATATAGTGGTACAAATGCTCATGTTTATGCTCAAAGATATGGAAAAGTGGTTACTATTCAAATATTCAATACGCCGCCTTCTGTCTTGCAATCATCAACATATGTTAGTATTCCTTCTCGTATGCGCCCAAAGAGTAGAGTTGATACTCCTATTGGTTGGATATGGAAGTCTACACCAGGTAGCAAGCCGTTAACAGGAATGATAACAGATAGTGGCGTGTTTACAGGCGTAGCACTGTTTAACAGCGCCACAGGAGTAGTGGAAAATGTTTCTGATTCTGACGGAAATTGTTTCGGAACAGTAACATACGTTATTTGAATAAAAGAAGTATTTTAAGGAACAAAAAAGGAGGATAAAAAAGATGAAATATGCAGTACAGCAGTGCGTTAACGGTAACTTCTCTACCGTATCAGAACACGATAACGACTTGCAGGGGGCTCTTGTAAAGTTCCATCAGGTAGCAGCAAACCTTTGGAATACTCCGAATGTTTTAACGGCAAATGTCAGGATCATAGACGAATACCAGAACACCGTGATGAACAAGAACGAAGACATCAAGCACGAGGCAGAAGAAGAGGCATAAGGAGACGAAGATGGACATAGGTACCATTGCAGCATCCGGGCTCCTGGGTATATCCGGTCTCATGACCGTGCTTGAGGTGAGCAAGATCGAGATAAACCCATGGAGCACACTTGCCAAGTGGATAGGGAGTGCATTGAACAAGGGTGTTATGGATAAGCTGGAAGAGCAGGGCAAGGCCTTGGAAGCAGTCAAGGCCAGTACCGAAGATCTGTATGAGAAGCTTGACCAGAAGGACGCAGAAGATGCCCGGAACCATATACTGCGCTTCGGGGATGAGGTGAAGAACAAAGTAAGGCACTCTCAGGAGTATTTTAATCAGATCCTGGATGATATCACAAAGTATGAGAAATACTGCAGGGAGCATCCGGACTTCAAGAATGAGAGGACCGCAGCCACTGAGGCCATCATCAAGGAGGTGTACCAAAAGTGCATAAGAGAAAACGACTTCCTATGAAGTCTCTTGATAAGTATGTGATCTTCTCAATATCAGTGCTTCTGATCTTTGCTATCGTGGAGATGGTAGTATCATCCGTGACACATCAGACTCATGATACACTGACCACCTGCGTATATGCAGCCTTTGGTGGTGAGATCCTGTCATGTGCGCTGATCAAGATATTTAAGTTAAAGGAGGCATACTATGAGTAAGAAGTTACAGAGCCGTAAGTTTTGGATGTCAGTAGCTGCTTTTTTAGGCAGTATAGCAGCCAGCATAGCCGGTATCATAACAGAGGAAAAGTGGATAACTATAACAGGCGTGGTATGCGGTATGCTCTCGGCAGCTATATATGCAGCAGTGGAAGCATATACCGATGGAGCAAACGGCACAAAGACCATAGAGCATGTCATTGTTAAAGAGGAAGAAGAGGAGCAGGCTGATGGCGTATAATGCACAGCAGTTTTTAGACAAGATAAAACCGATGGTCATAGCGGATATGCAGAAGACCGGGATACTGGCATCACTCACAGCGGCACAGGCATTTATAGAGAGCAGCAAGGGAAACTCTGGACTGACCACCAAGGCTAACAACCTTTTTGGAATTAAGGGAGAGTATAACGGACAGTCAGTCACCATGCTCACTACAGAATATATAAACGGGATACCGCAGAAGGTTAATGCCAAGTTCAGAAAGTATCCGACATGGCAGGAGAGTATATCGGATCACTCCAAACTGTTCCTGAGATCATCAAGGTATGCCAACCTGAGAGGCTGTAAAGACTATAAGACAGCCTGCATAAACGTGCAGAAAGATGAATATGCTACATCACCAACCTATGCCAACACGCTGATCAAGACCATCGAAACATATAAGCTGTATACGTGGGACGGAGTGCAGCCAGTTCAGAGCCCTATAGGGAACCCGTATATAGAGCCATCCAAGAACCTCAAAAAGGGAAGCAGGGGCTATGATGTGTGCTGGCTTCAGTATGCGCTCACACAGAAAGGATATAGCCTTACAGTAGATGGCATCTTCGGGGCAAAGACTGACGAAGCAGTAAGGGCATTCCAAGCTGATCACGGCCTTGCAGTAGATGGAATAGTTGGACCGCTGACCAGGGCGAAGCTGAAGGTATAAAACTATGGTGCTTCAATTATTTGATATAATATGCAATTTAATAATGATCATGTCTTGAGATACTTATTATCAAGATCAAGAAGAGAAAATGACAAAAGAGCCGTGAAGGCTCTTTTGTCTTTGCGTTATAAATACCTGCAGGCTCATGCCGCTTTAAGAAGAAGGGTGGGATTGTTTACCCACATCTCTCAAGGTCACATTGCGCCCGAGTGTTTTAATTAAACTACCCGCTGGAATGTATAAGTATAATATCCCATCTTTAGGGGAAAGTCAAGAGGCCATCTGCAGAGTTATTAAAACAGCCGGAAGTGTTCGAGTTTGACGACATATCCTCGACTTCACTGGACTAACTCGAACAGGGGAAACCCTTTGAGAGTCCGAACTTTCAAGATCGTCTATCAGCGCTTTGCTGATAGGCGTTTTTATTCCCGAGTAATTTAAGTTGATAACGATATGATCATCATACAGATAAGCGCTCTGCATGAAAGTATCAATGATGGTGCGGCGGAACTCCGGAGAGGTGATATCTCCATCCCTTTGCTGCTCAAAAAAGTATATGATCTGCTCTTTAGTAAGAGACGGTGTAGATATGCTCTCATGAGCTATAGCCGCCTCAATCTCTGACAGCTGCGCTTCAAGTTCACTCAGCTTTGCAACGAGAGCGGCCGATGTAGGCGCTAAAGCCAGTGCGTTTGTTATGTTGTTAACTTGACGGGCTATCTCAGCTCTACGGGCCTCGTAGACGGGCAGAAGACCGTTATCTTCTTCACGCTGTTCAAACTCTACAACCTTATCTGCAACTTCTTCTATGAACTCATCATCAAAAATAAGCCTGATAAGCTCATCAACAATAAGATCCTCGATGTAATCTCTGCGGCGGCGCTTCAAATTGCAGGCCCGGGCGGACTTCCTATTATGACATGTGTAGTAATAATATAGTGATCCATTGCGGCTGGTCCCGTACTCACCGGCCACGGTATCCCCGCACTTGCCACAGTATATCTTACCCGTGAGGGCATATACCGCCATTTTGGCAGCAGGAGCGGTTTTTCTCTTGTTAAGCATACGCTGGACGGCTTCAAAGTCCTCTTTGCTTACAAGAGGCGGTATGACATCTTCCAGGAGTATATCCCGATACTCATATACACCAGTATACTTTTTGTTTGTGAGAATATAACGAATCGTGTTAAGGCCAAACGGGCGGCCCTTTGCGTTACGCCATCCTTCTGCGTTGATCTGTTCTGCTATCTGGCGGGAACCTGTGCCGGCCAGATACTCGGAGTAGATCCTTTTGACGATGGCAGCAGCTCCCTCATCAACGGCAAACATGCCGTTATCATCTTTGACATATCCGAAGGGCGGAACAGTAAGAACCTTGCCCGCAAGCGCATTCTCATAATATCCCCTGCGGATATTCTGCGCTAAGTTCTCGGAGTAATACTCGGCATATCCTTCCATTACAGACTCAAGGATGATGCCTTCCGGTCCTTCCGGGACATATTCCATGGCATAGACAACCTTTACACCGTTTTTCTTCAAGCGGTGTTTATAAGTGGCACTGTCATACCTATTGCGGGCGAAGCGGTCCATCTTCCAGCATATGACCACATTAAAGATATGCTTATCACTGTCCTTGATCATACGCTGAAAGTCAGGGCGCTTATCAGTGCGGCCTGTGAGGGCGTGATCCGAGTACTCACCCACTATGACCATATCATGCTTTTTAGCATATGCAGTACATTCTCTTATCTGTCCCTCTATACTCTCTTCACGCTGTCCACTGGAAGAATATCGTGCATATATAACCGCTTTGATCTGTTCCATAAACCCTCCGTCATGCACCGGTGCATTTACTTAGTTGTCTCTTCAAGCTTGTTAAGTATCTTTGTTACCTTCTGATCAATGGCCTTTGAGTATTCGTAAGTTTTGATGATTGCATAGAGCAATGCAAGCTCAATAAGTGCGGAAGCAGCTGCTACGATCATAATACTTGTGTTATCCATGTGTTATCCCTCCTATATTTGAAAGTGTATGCACTATTGCATCATTTTGAAGTTTACTCTTATGATATTGCCTGTTCTTTTTTTATTACTTGCCTGCTTTTTAACAATGATATAGCACCAGCACGGCCTATATCATCAGCATTCCGGAAAAGCTCCAAAAGCTCTTGTTCTTCGATGGTGCACCCCTGACCAGAAGCGGGGATTATAAGTGTAGTCTGTGTGGAATGACCTGTCAGATAGTTCATATCCACGTTAAAATAATCTGCTATGGCCTCTAAAGTATCTTTGCGAGGGTAACGTGTTCCTCTTTCATAGTGTGATAGAGCCATAGGAGTTATTTTCAAAACAGCAGAAAACTCCTCCTGTGTTAAATGATGTTGTTTTCGTAATGATCTCAAAATGTCCTTAAATTCCATATTATAAGCCCTCCCAAGCCCATTATAAACAAGCAGTTTAAAAAAGTAAACAAAAAGTTTGAAAAAAATGCTTGACAAAACTATACATAAAGTTTATATTGATAACCAAGTAAACAAATCGTATAGAAAGGAGGGCAAGATGGATAAATTACAGATAGCTCAAAAGCTAAAAGCATTAAGAGGTGATAAAAGCCAGAAGAAAGTAGCTGATGATCTCGGGATAACATCCATGGCCATATCACTTTATGAGTCTGGTGAAAGAATCCCACGAGATGAAATGAAGGAAAGACTCGCGGCATACTACAAAATCAGCGTACAGGAACTTTTTTATACCTAAAAACTATACGAAACGTATAGAAATGAGAGGAGAAAAGACATGAAAGCCGCCAATGTACCACAGACAAGCTTACGGACATTTTTAGAGCTTGCACGAAAATTCTACGAAGATCCCGAAAACAAAAAAGCATATGAGATATGGCTTGAAGAACGGAAGAAGAGACAGGCCGAGAAGGAGGGCGCCGCATTATGAAGATGATGACAGGTAAGAATATTAAGGAGCTGCGCCAGAAGCGGGGCTTTACTCCCAAGAGACTGGCTGAGCTTATGAGCATAACCGTTGAAGAGCTGAAAATGTACGAGGCCGGACAGCTTCCAATAACAGATGAGCTCCTGCGTGACTTTGCGGATGCGCTCAGAAGCAGGCCGGATGTGCTGATTGGCTACAACACAGAGCCAAAGATCATGTTTAACACCGTGGAGGATGGAGATAAGACCACCATCTATCTGATATCAAACGGAATGAAGTGCGGAGATGTGATCATATCGGAGCAGGGAAGCGTAGTAGTCAAGTTCTACAAGGATAAAGAGTAACAGTATTTATAACGCATTAAAACCTGACAGGAGAGGATGACGGGCGCACCATCCTGCGAAGCCGAAGCGAGCCGATGATCCGTCACAGCTGTACGAGGTCCGTGAGCCGTAAAGCATATACCGGTTACAAGCAGTTTTCATACACCAAGGGAGCTGCGGAGGTTATCCGGTATCAAGTAAAGGAGAAGCCATGACATACGAAGAAGCAAAAGTATTGAGAGAAGTAGAGCATGCACTCAGAAGAGCAGAGCAGGACAGACTCTTTTACCAAAACGAAATGATAGTGCAGAAGATCTCCGGCGTAGCGCTTCTGGCTGCATGTTTAGGGCTTCTCGTTATTACCGTAAAGGTGGTTAAAGCGCCTTTGATAACAATGACCGTACTTCTATTCCCGGTCATATCACTTGCAATATATCTGATTTTTACCCACAAAAACTTAAAACGAATGGAGGAGACGGTATGACACCCGAACGACAGCTGGATTTCCTTGCGAAAGAGTATAACCGCACGGATCGGATGCTCAGAGCGCTTAAGGATGGTACGGCCAGCATACAGCTCAACAGTATCAATGAGACGCTGGTCATAACGGATGTGTTCCCGGATTACAGGCCGAAGCTGCAGAAAGACCTTGAAGCATATCTGGGGATTCTTTCCAAGAAATACAAAGAGATAAAGGAGGCTATCTCATGATAGAAGTGATAGGCGTATCGGAAATAATGGACGACAGTTTGACCGGATACGCAGAAGAGTATGAGAAGGTAAAGCGGCTTATCAGGGATATAAAGGAAGGCGCAACGCTCTGCATTGATAAAGGGGACGGAGTATATGCCAGCCTGGACGAACTCTTCCCTGATACCTGCGGGAGCTACATAGACAAGCTGAAAGATGATCTGCAGGTGTATCTCATAGAACTCCGGCAGGAGATCAGGGACATCCTGGATGAAGATGAAGAACTACAGACAGGAGTGGTAAGCGAAAAGAAGGAAAACAATCAGCCGGCCACGGTATTCCCGAAGAATGACTACCGCCGGCACACACAAGAAGATAAGGAGGATGATCTGAAATGAACAGAGCACTGTTAACCGTGGCAATGGTGCTGGTGAGCACGTTTATAAGACTCGAGCCGCCAGTTGCACCGGTGCAACCGGAAGAGTACCAGATGGAAGCGCCAAAGATCGAAAGAACATATAACTCTATAGATATGCTTGCAAGATGTGTACAGGCAGAAGCAGGGAACCAGGGACTAATGGGGAAGCAGCTGGTGGTGGATGTGATCCTGAACCGCGTGGACTCTCCCCGCTTCCCCAATGACATAGCATCGGTTATATCACAGCCCGGGCAGTTTGCGGTGTACCCATATGGCATGAACAGGGCCGTGGTTGATGCAGAAACCCTGCAGGCCATACTCAACGAACTGCAGAGCAGAACAGATAGTCAGATCCTGTTTTTCACGGCCGGAAGGTACAACAGATACTGCATACCGGCATATCAATATGGCGCTCATTACTTTGGATATTAAGGAGGGATAAAAGGTGGACAGGTTTGAAGAATATCTTAAGGCATTTATCAAAGAGGATCAGATAGAGATAGAGCATGATGCTGCAGTGCATGGCAGCGAGCAGACATTTATAGTGCAGGCCCGTAAGTTCAGGATCGAGTCCATGAAGAGGGTGCTGAACAAGTACAAGGAGATAAGGGATGAAAGATAACAAGGACCGGGAGACGAGGCCGCCTCCGAAGTAAAAGAGAAACAAACGAGGGATATTTCACGATAAGCCTCCAATATTGACATAGGGGCACTGCATCAAGTGCCCCATAAAAAAACTACTATATATAGTAGAAACAATGTAACCATACACAAAAAAAAGAACAGCGGAAGCTGTTTGATGCAGTATCAAGGGCAGTAATCTTACGACCATGTATCATGAAAACATCTACAAAGGCATAGTACATATCGAGCATGACTTCTTCTTCCAGGGAGAGTATGGGGGCAAGGGCGAGAAGAAGGCCACAAGGCAGAAGCCTACCCCAGAGCAGATAGCCAGATGGAACCTGAAGAAGAAGACGGATAACACCCGCCATATGATCCAGCTTAACTTCCGATCCGAGAGAGACTACTGGGTAACTCTTAAGTATCCCAAGGGTGACAGGCCGGATGCCCTGACCGTCAAAAAGAACTATGCAGCATTCCGCAGATATCTGAGAAGCGAATACAAAAAGCGGGGACTTCCACAGAAGTATATCTACAGGATGGAGATAGGCAAGCGAGGCGGAATCCATCTGCATGCGGTCATGAATGCCATAACCGGAGACATGCGTGAGGATATCTGCATCATGAGTCTGTGCTGGCAGAAGGCGAGGCGTAGGACGGATGTAGAAGACATGGTAGCTGATGAGTCTACAGAGCTTCCAAAGCTGGTGGTCATAGACGGCCGTGTAGATGTCGATCTGCTGAGAACGGAAGGCGGATATGCACAACTTGCAGAATATCTGTGCAAGCCTCTGCCCGGAGATATTGAAAAAGATTTAACGAAAGAGGAGATCAAGGAGCTGAAGATGGTAGGCTCATCCCGTAATCTCTTAAGAGCGGAACCCGAGCGGAAGAGATACGCACACTGGACCATGAGGAGACTGCTTGAAGCAGGCCCGGAGAGGATCAACACCGATCCGGCTCTCAGGAAGAGGTATCTTACACCCGGATGCATCATTGACAAGACATCCTGGGAAGTAGGTATCAATCCGGTGACAGGCATGAGCTGGCTTCATTACCTTGAGATCAGGGTAAGCCGAAATGAAGAAAACGAGCATATACATACACAGTTGCATCAAGAGCATCAAGCCCACAGAAGGGATAGGCGCTTATCTGTTTGCATGGACCAGGGCAGACGGAACGCCGGGAACACTGCTGCGGGAATGTAAGCTTACAAGCACCTGCGTACTATCGCATATTGCCATTATGGCAGCAGCCTTTGCTCATCTGTCCAGATGGAAGGAGCCGTGCGAGGTAGAAGTATATGCAGAATCACCGCAGGTGATCATGACTGTGGATAAGTGGATACCACAGTGGAGCGCAAATGGTTGGATCAATGCCAAGGGGGAACCCGTCAACGAGTGGTATAAGGAGCTGGCCAAGTACATGAACGGCCATGTAGTACATTGTACCACTGAACGCGGAGAGTACACATCTTGGCTTGACACCAATATGAAACACATGAGAGGAGATAAAGCATGTTTGATAAGTTTGGAGAGTTTGACAGCGCAGAAGAGCTGAACAAGACAGCAGAGGGGCTGAAAGCCGAAGGTGATCTTGAAAGCCTTAAGGCCCTTGCTATTGAGAACGGACTGGACGAAATGGACGCGGAAGATTATGCAAACGGAGATGTGCCGCAGCTGGCTACAGTGCTCACGGCAGCACTCGGAAAGCTGGCTATCGAGAAGGCAGATGTACGATGTGAGGGCATCATCCTTGACTGGCTTGGCTATATCGAGTCAGAGGCAGCAGAGGATGAACAGTTTGCAAAGGCAGTGAGAGCAAAGGGCATGAGCTTGATAGGGTGCCTTGGGGAACTGCTTAAGGTATCCTTCCGGGCCCGGTACAAGATAGATGATCGCATCATAAAAGCCTCAGGCATAACGGGATGCCAGCGGGTAGAAATGGGAATGCCCGGCATGCAGGAAGCAAAAGATGTGATAAGGGGGTACTACTTATGAGCGAGCAGAAGCCCCCAAAGGTTAAAAAGATATCAGCAAAGACTATAGGCTGGGCGGAAAGCCTCATAAAAGCGCCCAGGAGAATATATTACAAACGGCACGGCAATAAAGCCACCTGCATATGCGGAAAGTGCGGCGGAGAGTATACCGGAAGGATAAACCCTCCGGAAAAGTTTGAAGATCAGTTTGAGAAGTACATTGACAAGCCTGAACATGGAGAGCCGGGAAAGTGCCCGCTGTGCGGTACAGAAGGCGTATATAAGGCCGAGGGGCGGGCTAAAAGACAGTTTAACCCATATGCAAACTATATAGTGGGGCAGAACCTTGGAGAAGACTTTGTGTTTAGAGCCTTTTATGTGATCAGGACCTGCACCGTTAACCAGCAGGACCAGACAGAGCATTATGAGTATGCAAGAGTGTATCTCCGCAAAGGCAAAAAAGAGGATAAGTGGTGGTATGTATGCCGGTGGGGAGAGCATCAGTGGGTTAACTATTATCCCGGCGTATTCGGACAGTATCACATATACACTGACCACTACTCACCGGACACATATACCGAGATACATAAGACACCGATGCTTAAGTACGGTGATCCGGGCTACAGAGACTTGATATACTACTACGCTGCTTTTGCAAGGTATCCGGATATGGAGCTGGTACAGAAGGCGGGCATGACCGATCTGCTAAGTTCACTTTTAGCACAGAGGGGATCAAATATAAACCCGAAGGGCAGGACCATACATGACCGCTTAAGGATATACAAGCACCGCGTAGCTGATCTTAAGGCCCATGACGGTGATATGAAGTACCTGAAGATCTACCAGGAAGAACGGAAGAATAAAACGCACTATGAAAACAAAGATATAGATGCCCGCATATGGATACAAAAGAACTTCTGGAGCACGGCAGACCGGAAGACGCTGGAAGATCTGCTGAAATATGCAAGCATCGAGCGGATCATCAAGTACATGGACAGTCCGGAGTGCATAAGCAAGTGGGTATACTTCGATTACATCCGCATGAGACAGAAAAAAGGCTATGAGATAGGCGGTGTGCATCTGTTCCCGAAGGACTTACAGAGAAAGCATGATGCTCTTGTGAGGATGATCGAAAAAAGAAAGAACGACCAATACAAAGCGGAGTGCCTTGCTAAGTATCCCAAGATAGCAGACAAGTACGAGAAATTGAAGAAAAAGTTTGAGTACTCGAACGGTGCATACATGATCCGCCCGGCAGCAGACGCAGCGGAGATAGTGGAAGAAGGCAGATGCTTACACCATTGCGTAGGAAGTTCATCTACATACTTCACCAAGCATTCAAAGGGCGAGAGCTTCATACTCTTCCTGCGGAAGGTCAAAAAGCCGGATGAACCGTATGCCACAGTAGAAATATCCGGAGATAGGATCATACAGTGGTACGAGGCCAACGACAAAAAGCCCCATGAAAAAGATCTGCAGCCGTGGCTGGATGCCTATACAGAGCATCTGAAGAGTAAAAAGAGTAAGAAAGTCAAAAAAACAGCATAAGGAGAAGAGATGGAAGAACATGTTATCAAATACGAGCAGACTTATCAGCAGTTTAAGTCTGAACTCTCATACGAACTTAACAAGGCCGCCAATAGCTTTATCCGCATCGGATATCTGCTGAAGGTCGCAAGAGACTCAGAGATATTAAAAGACAGCCCGTACAGCTCATATCTGGAATTTGCAAGAGAGGAGTTCCATATTGACGAGAGCCAGGTATCAAGATTTATCGGAATACAGGAGCGCTTCTGCAAGACTGATGATCCCGAACAGCTTAAAGATGAGTACCAGGGATACGGAGTGGCAAAGCTGGGGATCATGCTTACACTTCCGGACCATGTTAACGAGGAGCTGTCCCCGGATATGTCAAAGGCCGAGATCAAGGCCGTGGCGGATGAGGTCAAGGAAGAAGCCAAGATAACCCCCATAGAGCGCATGGCGGAAGAGACAAACGGCAGCAGGACATTACTTGAAGATGTGATGTATACCATAGGCGAAGATGATGCGGAGCTGATGGCAAAGCTGCTGAAGGAAGAAGGCTTCACATTAAAGCCTGATCCGGTCAAGGAGATACGCCTGCTGGCTCCTGCAGGACAGAAGCTCTACATGGTGAGGATACCGGGCACGGGGAGAGTGACGCTGAACATCAAGAACGGCGAAGCAATACTTACCAAGGTGGCAGACGGTGACAAAGAGACATATAAGGCAGCAGATATATCAAAAGCGCTGGAAGGACTTATCAACAATGCCATGGAAGGCAATGATGATGACATCAAGGATGAGAAGGAGATGTGGACTCTGATCTATGACAAGCCTTTTATCACTCCGCTGGTCAAAAATGCACCGGTGCAAGAGAAAAAAGTGAGCATCACGAAGCCGGAGCCCAAGAAAACAGATGCCAAGAAGCCGAAGAAAGAGCCGAAACCCGCAAAAGAAGCATTACGGGAAGAGATTGAAGAACCCGAGGCGGAACCGGAAGAGAAGAACGAAGAGCCGCATGAGGATGAGTACAAAGAGCCGGAGAAGCCCAAGATGGACAAGAACACCATGAGAGGATATAAGGCCGGGCTGACCGCAGACATCAACACCTTGCAACGCCTTAACAGGGATAATAACTACAGGGCCATGAGAACAAAGCTGCAGAGCATGCTGCAGGTGGTAAGCAGGATCATAGAGGAGGAATAGCAAATGAATGCAAAAACAGGAATGTGCCAGTTCTGCGGCCAGCTGTTAACAGTTATGGTCCCGGATGGTAAGGACTTTACCGAAGAGGAACTAAACACAATAGCGGCAGCGGAGTGTACGTGCTCCAAAGCTGAAGAAGAGCGGGAGATATCAAGCATCAAAGACGCTGCCAGAGAAAGCATAGAGCGGATACTGGATAAAAAGAACAGGAGAACGGCAGCGGCCATCCTGACAGCAGCGGTAGATCCTATAGCCCGGAAGAAGTGCAAGAAGGTATCCGTAAACATGGACGGGGAGCTGGTATGCAGCATGTACATGAAGGGCAAGAGAGTTATCGTGGAAGCCAGACAGACTATGGTGGAATATTCAGATGGCGAGGCGGTAGATGAGTAAGAGCATCATGCAAGATCTCAAGAGCGGAAGATGCTATATCTGTGAAAAGTGGTACAGCCGGGACTACGCACAGACGGGCCTTGAGAAGCACCATGTGATATACGGCAAGGGCAACCGGAAGCTGTCCGAGAAGTACGGCCTGACGGTTATGCTCTGCCGGTATCATCACCAGGGAGACATCAGGGGAGCATCAGACGCAATACATAATAACCCAGATAAGACCAATGACATAAGGTTGAAGCGCGAAGGTCAGAGGGCATGGGAAAGAAAGTACGGAAGCCGAGAAGATTTTATAAAAATATTTGGAGAAAATTACGATGATTAAAACTTAACGAAAACAGGAGGAATAAGAAAATGGCTGAAAGAAGTAAACGTATCGAGTTATTTGACGCAAAGAAGGCGGAACAGGTAAACGGTGAGACGCTGGCGCTCCTGAAGAAGTACAAGATGGATATGGAGCTCCGGGAACTGTCAAAGAATACTATCTTACAGTATGTATCAGATTTACAGCAGTGGTTTATATACATCTACGACAACCAGGGCAACAAAAGCGTGAAGGAAATAACAGAAGATGATCTTACAGAGTTCTTTTACTTCTGCAAGACAGAGGGTAACAACTCCCGGAGGATCAAGCGCCGCATGGCATCCATATCCGCATTCTACAAGTTTATGCGAAAGAAGCGCCTGATTATAGAGAACCCGTGCGAGTTCATTGACAGGCCCAAGAGGGACACAGATGTAAATGTGCAGACATTCCTTACACAGGAGCAGGTATTTTTACTGAAGTACCGCCTGAAAGAATATGCAGCATCAGGAGCTAAAAACGGCAAAGAGATGCAACTGTATGTCATGTTCTCTCTGTCAACTATGGCAAGGGTGAACGCAGTAGCCAATATCCGGTGGGATCAGATCGACTATGCAGAGCGCACATGCAATGATGTGCTGGAGAAGGAAGGAAAGATAGTAACCCTGTACTTCTCAGAAGATGTGAAAGAGCTGCTGTTTAACCTTGAGCATGAGCGGAAGGAAAAGGGCATAGATGATGGCGGTTATGTGTTTGGACGGAACGGCAAGTCAGTAGGCACAGAGGCACTGACATACTGGGCCCACAAGATCGGAAGGATGATAGATGTGCCGACATTACATCCGCATGACTTCAGACATTCAGGCAGCCAGCTCCTAAAGCTGAACGGATGCCCCATAGAGCAGATCAGCGAGCTGCTTAATCACTCCGGCCTCGATGTGACAAAGAAGCACTATCTGAAGGTAGACAAGAAGAAAATGAGAGCAGATAAGGACCGGTACGAAGTCGCATAAAGCAACGATTTTATTGTGAAATGAGGTGATAGAGTGATTGAAACAGGAATAGCCAAATATGGGGCAGAATATAAGCGCACATCAAATGATTTTCACTTTAGAGAATTAGGACAGGATAATTGCGTTTGCAGTATCTGTCACGGGACAGGGGCAATTATAGAGTTTGAGTATGTAACACGCAATTATGAGAGCGCAAGGCGTAAGGGTAAGATATGCGATAAGTTACAGGCACACGGTCATAGCTTGTGGATATGCCCGACTTGCATAGATAATTTAGTCAAAAAAAGCAAGGGTTTAGTCAAGGTTTTAGTCAAGGCAAGCCCGACAGGGGCAGAAGGGAGCGATAAGGAATGAGTGAGGATTGGCTTATAAGAGCAAGTGATATGACAGTATCGGAGCGGAATACAATCTATGAAGCAATAATGAAAGTTGAAACTGAACGGGAGAAGGATGGGAATTATCGTAAAATGTTTGCATATGTATTTCACAAAGATTGGGTAAACGACATTTCGCCATTTGGGATTGAAGAAAAGAAAATGTGCTATCACAAGACAGACGGGGGTGATGCGGAATGACGATTGATGAGGCAATCAATATACTAAAGCAATACGTAGATTATGATAATCCCGATGTGCCGGACTTTTACACGATGGAAGAGGCTATCAAAGTGATTATCAAAGCATTAGAGCAAGAGCCAAAGACAGGGTGGATTCCTGTTAGTGAAAGGTTGCCCGAAGAGTCACTTAATAGTGTTATAGGGTGGGATACATATAGAGAAAGATGCGTATTTGTTCAATACATAGACGGACACTTTCAAATAACGGGTAGTAATGAAAGTTTCAATATAGTTGCTTGGATGCCTTTACCCAAACCATACAAGGCAGAAAGTGAGGAAGTATGACAAAGCATGAAGCTGATGTGATAGGCGGTCTGAATATGACAGACCAAATAAGCAATGAAGCGTATAAGCAAATAATGATAGCGGCTGATGATGAAGTGGATAAGTCTGCAATGATGTATGACATATACATGGCAGGAGTAAACATGGCAGGGGAATATCAAGGCTGTTGGGTGCGCTTCAAGGATATTGAGGCAATAGTGAATAAGTATTTACCATAAAACGCTGACAAAGTAGAAGGGAGCAATAAGAAATGATGCTACGAACAAAAGGCGAACAAAAAGCATACCTTGACGGCTACGAAATGTGTGCAGAATGTATCGAAAAGTATCTGACAGACGAGGGCAAGCAGAAGTTAGAATGTTTGGTTATGGCGGTAAGAAATGCGGTAGAAATTGAAGATATAGAGCCACAGGAAAGCGAGGACACGGAATGACAGATAGAGAAAAAGCAATAGTAATGGCATATACGGGGAAATGTATGCTGACAGGTGATAAGTTTCAGATATTCCACAAATATGTTGAAGATATTATGGGTAGACCTGTATATATACATGAACTGGCTGATAAAGCCGTTGAGAATAAAATTAAAGAAAAAGCAAAAGCCGATTTTATAGCATTATGTGCAGAGCAAGAGCCAAAGACTTGCCAAGAGAGCACAGGGCATGTACCTGGATGAGTGAGGGAAAGAGATGAGGATAGATGCTGATAGTTGGAATATCATACAGAAGGTCATAAGGCGGTATCAGGCAAGTGTGGATGAGTGGAAGATAGCACAGGAAGGCACGGCGAGATACGAACGCCTTAACAGGGAGACGGCAGCAGTAGAGCAGGCCATGTCTAACTTTAACACAACGGAGCAGGATGTCATAAGGGAGCGCTTCTGGACATACCGGGACAAGAACAAGTCATACGAGGATATGTTCAATCAACCGTACTCACCAAGACAGATGCGCAGGATCTGCTACAAGATGATATATCTGACAGGAAAAGAACTGGGAGAGATATAGCAAATAACGGGCAATACTCATACCGCTGAAAGACAGCTGATCCGCATGATATGACAACATCAAAATGCACAAACGGTTATCAAAAGATGGCCGTTTTTTTGTGTTTTTATTTGTTACAGTAATCATAGGGGCGGTCCGGCTTCCCGTCCTTCTCCTTTCGTTAAGGAATAGCTTAACGGTCTAAAGGCCGTTAAGCGTGGAAGGAAAAGGTGAGAACATATGGCAAAGGACTGGGCTAAGCCCTTCTATAACTCCTCTCGTTGGATAAAGGCGAGGGATACATATATCAGTAATCGGATCATGGAAGATGGAGGACTGTGCGAGGTCTGCGGCAAGGAGCCCGGATACATAGTGCATCACATCATCAACCTGACAGAAGAGAATGTCAAAGATCATGATATAAGTCTGAACTTTAACAACTTTCAATACGTGTGCAAGTCTTGTCATGATGAGTTTGAAGGTCATGGAGCAGGAGGGCACGGTAAAGCTAAAGCGTTATGCACATTTGATGCTGACGGTCAACCAATTTCTCTGAGAGATATTGATAAGAGTGAGGGGGCAGGAGATGCATGAGCATGACTACTCCCCCCAGTTAAGCACCCAGAGCCGACCGGCTCAAGAC